TCAACAGCTATAACTACATAGTTGCTGTCTTATTTTTAGCGTTAAATATTTTTCTGATTAGAACTATTCACAGTAGAACTAAAGGTGCGGATCATGCCGCGAATGCCGTCACCCAGCACTCCGTAAACGCTTCCATAGTTAGGAACGTATCGAGAAGATTTACCTCTGTACATATTTCTAATAATCGTATTTTTACCGCTAGCAGTGTCACCAGGCAACGCATCAGAACGCACCGCTTGAACTAAGGACTCACAATAAATCGGTGGGTTGTATTGCCACTCAGCTCTGTTCGCAGTGCCACTGGCTGTAGTGCGAGACAACGTGGGATACTGAGCTAACGGGTAAGAAACTCCACCACCTGTGCTTCCGTCGTCTGCAGAACTAGCAGGCGTCAAAAACGGGTCATAACGGTTGTTGTCGGGCGGCGTTCTATATCCGACGAAAGGTCCACGGTCTTTTAACCCTGGCTCTGGTCCAAATGCGGTTTGTACAGTCGAATTAGCTGTTGAAATCAAACCTTGGCGTCGATAACCGTTGTATACGGTCAGTACACCTGAAGCGTGCTGATAAATATTTTCGTAATCAGTCCAATAACCTGAAACTGCTATCGGAACAGCTCGCCAATCAGTTGTTAAGTAACCAGAAGCATTAGGAGGACCTGGTGTGATTATCCCGAAGTTCGCACCTACATCACGCAGCTGTACAAAAGTTTGTTGTTCCCCAGAAGCATAAACATACCCGCTAGATGTAAGAAGATACGTGTCAGTTAAATTTAAATTAGATCCTGTGCGTTGTGGACCAGATTGAATGTTGTGATATATAGATTTATCGTATTTCCAGTTGGTTAGAGCTGCGTAAGTCATGTTTCTTTGTTTTCTTACACTCTAAGACGATTTATTATGTAAATAGGCTTCAGATATCGAGACTAATGATCGAAAAATTAGTCTCAATCTTGGCAGTAGATGCCGAGCTTGCAGGAAGTTCAATTGCGGGCACTGTGACTGAATCTCTTGTGCATCCACGAGACAAAAAATACTTTTTGAGGCACTTTTTACGTGCCATGACTGTCGGATGGCTGTTAGCGACCTTTGTCAGCCCTGCAATCGCCGAAAGAATGCATTTAAGCAAAGAAGAATCAGTAGCCGTCGCTTTTATCGGCGGTTACGCGGGTATAAAACTGCTAAATGCTGCTGAAGTCGTAGCAATTCACAAAATTACCTCTAAAAAAGAGGAAAAAGAGTCTTAAAGAGCGACACTTTCGTCAAAATTCTCTGGAGGAGCGGGATTCGAAGCCCCAGGCTGAGCTTTTGGCCCCGGTGACATGCCTACACGTTGTTTTTTCTTGCTGTTTTCCTTTTCGTCAGGACGTTTGTCACCTAAAGCTTTCATAATCACACCCTTTTTCTAAAAATTAGCATAAAAAATCCCCTCCCGAAGGAGAGGATTGGTACACCTTACGGGAATCTTATCAGGAAGGTTCCATAAACAGGAGCTTTGAACGAAGAGCTTCAGGGCTCATGTTCTGAAGCATGCGCCAAGCGTTCTCAGGAGAGCGGCTCATTGCGTCACCGAAAGCATCCCATTGCTGTTGAGGTTGAACAGCTTGCTGTTGACCAGCGGTGGCCGCTGGAGGAGCAGGCATGTCGAAGTTCTGCTGATACTGCTGAGGAGCTTGAGCAGGAACATCACCGTCAATGTCCACGGGGATCACTTCGGTGAAGAATCGATCGGTGTAATCGGCCAGATAATCAGGGTTGGTCAGGATTTGCTCCATACCACCTGCACGCTGGGAAACCGCGTCAGTCTTTGCGGCCTGCTGGAGGAGCATGTCCTCTAATTGGCACGCATAAGCATTCAGGATTCCAGGGGCCTCAAGGCCAAACTGCTTAACGACCTCGACGCTTGCCGCGCTGAGTTCGTTGTTGCTGGCCGTAGAAGCCTGCGAGGAAGTCTG